AAAGTCGCTAAAGACAAGATTGTTTGAGCAGGCTGGTATTACATCAAGATTAGAAAAAGATTCTGGAGGCAAACTGTTTGCCCAGAGGATGTTTAGTGGAAGAGATATTAGCGACATTCAAGCAGCGAAACTTACCAAGGGTGGTTTTGGAGCAACGCTTACAAAACTAGGTTTGGGTAAAGAAGCTTTTGGAGAAAAGACTGGCTTAAGACTTAAGCAACTTATCCCAAGACCAAGATCTGTTAAAGAACTTGGCGGTGTCGCTACAGGTGGAGTAAAGAAAGCTTTTGGAGCAGTAATGGATAGTAACCCGATGATGGGTGCAAAACTAGGAGTTCAAGGTCTTAAGGAAGAGTTTAAAGCAATTGATGGCTCCGCTCCTAACACATTTAAAAAGATCTCAGCAGCTGTTAAGGGATTTACATCTGAATCTGGTAAGGCAAAGAAATTAATTGGGTTAATGAAATTTGGATTTGCTGGTCTTGGAGTAGGGCTTATTCTTGGAACTATTGCAGTCCTTGTTGTTACTGTAATGAGAAACTTTGAATCATTTAAGAAAACTGGTGAGAAGGGAATGTTTGCGCTCAAGAGAGTTCTTAAGATTTTGAAAGATACTCTGGGTGAATTGATTAGACCAGTAATTGATTTGTTTGCTGCATTTGGTTCTGGTAGTGAGCAGGGATCTAGCGCAGCCGAGGGTATAGGTAAAGCATTTACGGCTTTAATGTCTGTTGTTGAAAAAACAGCTAATTTCATCAAAGCAGTTGTTGTTCAAGTTATTCAGCCAATATTCTATTCCATTGCTAATGTTGTAGCTGCAGTTGTATCTATATTCCAAGGTGAATGGGGTAAGGCTGCTGGCTATCTTGTTTCAGCAATTGGCTTTGCGCTAAAGCTTGTTATAAATATTGTGATTGCTGGTATGAAAGGTTTTGTAAGTCTCTTTGGTCTTGGTGTTAAAGCAGTTCTTACATACTTTACACTTATTCCAAAAGCTGTAGCTAAGATATTTACATTCCTTGGCAAAATTCCTGGTATTGGAGGAATGTTTAAGACTGTTGGTAATGGAATTAATGCCGTTGTTGACGGAATGTTCGGTCTTGTTGACGCAGGAACTGGTGCCGTAAACGGTCTGCTTGATGCAGCTGGTAAGATGGCAAATAAAGGTCTAGATGCTCTGACTTCAAAAGGAATTGGTAAGTCTGTTGGCAAGGCTCTCAATGATTCTAAAAAAGATGCTGAAGATGGTGGAAATGCTATTGGTGAAGTTGCAAATGAAGCAATAACCAATAGTACTGGTGAAGGTCTTGCTGAGAATATTAAAGATGCTGTAAAGGGTGCGTATAAAGATGCCATGAAAGATTTGGCTCAAAAACTTCAAGATTATGTTATGGGTGAAATGTCTAATGCTCTTGGTAAATTGCAAAAAAATCTTGAAGAAGCATTGAAGAAGCAAAGAGATGCTGCTCTTGGTGTCTATGATTCACAAATTGATACTCTTGACAAGCTTGCTAAGGCAGAAGAATCTCTTACAAAGACAAAGGAGTATGAGGCTGCTAGAAGGCAGGCTATTGAGGAAAGAGCGCTCCAGTCTCAGAACTATATTAGAAATCGCGCTCTCGCAATTTACGAAGGAAGAATTGATGATGCAAGAATGCTTGATCTTCAGGACCGTAAAGATGCAATAGATAGTACAAAGTCAATTGGTCAAATTGATTCTTCAAGAAAGAAAGATCTTGCTGCAGAAAATCTTGATGCTCTGAAAGCAGCAATTACTGCTGCAAGAGAAGAAGCAGACAAGTTCTTTGAAACTACTGCTACGAAGTTTGGGGAGTCTGCTGCAGAAATTCTTAAGTTCCCTCCAGTAACAAAGCAAGATTATATTGATCAGATGACATCTCTTACAGAGTTGGCTAAGACTACTGCTAATGATAGTGGAATTGAATTCTCAAAGATGTTTGATGCCTTTGCATCATCAATTAATTCTAAGATGCCGAATGATGTTGTTGGTGCATTTACAACAAACCTTGATGACCTGGTGAAAGTCGCTGTTGAAAGATATGGTCTTGGAAAAGGAAGTGCTGATAATAGCACAATAATTGGCTCAACTATTGGAATGCTCATGGATATGGGCGGAGTTATGGGTGACAATAAACAGTTCGTTGTTGATAGCTTTGGAGAAATCACCACTGGTCTTAAAGACAACATGTCTACTGGCTTGACTGAGATTACAACAACTATTTATAGCAAGTTTGTAACTGACTTTGATAAAGCAGTAACTGATGCTGATCCAACCACAGTTTACCAGAAAGCGATCAAGGATGGAAATAAGTCAATAATTGATGACTTTAGAAAGACAGTTGATGGTGTTGGTTCTGAAGTTGATAATATGAAGGACTTGCTTGATCCTTTGATTAAGAAATGGGCTGAGCTTGAGGCTAAAGCAAAAGCTGCTGGTGACGCTCAAGCGGCAGCGGCTAGTGGTGATGGTGGAACACCTGGTCTAACTGATCCAAGCAAAGCAGTAAAGCCAGTTGGGTATTACGGATCTGTGGATACATATCTGGCAAGAATTGCCGTAGCAAATAGATTGCCAACCTTAAAACCAGGCGCTGGTCCAAAATGGATGGGAGGAATGATTCCTAGCTTTGCTCGTGGTGGTTACTTGGATAAGGCAATGTCGCAGTCAATCCCAGCCATGTTGCATGGTGGTGAATACATTATTAGCTCAAAAGCTGTGCAGAATATCGGAGCCGCAACTCTGCAAAATCTTAACAATATGAGATTTAATGCACCAAGGAACTCAGCACCAAGTGCTGGTCAAAGTGTAACTATGTCAACACAAAATACAAATATTTATGTTGATAACTTTATTGGTGAAGAAGAGTGGTTTAATTCAATGATGAAGGAATACAATGTCAATGTATTGCCAAAGAATCAAAAAGCGGCTGGTGTACAACCTAGAGTTGTAAGGTCGTATAACGGAATCAATCAGGGTCTGTAATGCCTGTTATTCAAAATCAATTACCAACTCTGGTCAATGTAATAAAACTCAATGGCACTGAAATAACTGAACACGGCAGAACATTATCAACATCAGTTGATAGCAACTCAGCTGATGTGATGATGAATAATGGAAATAAAAAAAGATATATTAAGTCGGCAAAAAATACATACAGCCTCAGCTATTTCTATCTTCCAAGCAATACTGATAAGACCGTTGATGGTCGGGTCGGTAGGGACTATCTAATTTCTTTAATGTCTTATAGAGGGAAGATTCTTCTATCTATTGACATTGATCCAAATGAACCACCATTTGAAACATATGTCTATGCCGATTCATACTCGGAAGAGTTGGTTAGGCGAGATATTAAAACAGACTGCTCATATTACAATGTTCAGGTCTCATTCAGAGAGGCGTAAATGGCTGGCGAAAATATATACTCATTTTCAGATCCACTAAATTCTGGTATTGATTTTTACCAAGCGGATTCTGCGGATGTAAATGTTGATATTTCTATTAGTTCGTCATTAACTGTATCTTCTTATAGAATAATATTTTCAAGCATTGCAATTGCGGCTAGTTCTAATTCAGCGATTAGCGCTTCTAAGATAGCCTACGCTTCAGCAAATCTATCCGTTGATGGCGCAACAGTAATTGTTGCAACGGAAAGGCAAGATGGTTCAGTAAGTATTTCTGGTGATGTATCCCTCAGTACAAATATTACAAAAATTGCATTCTCTAGTTCATCAATTTCTGCCAATTCAAACCTATCGGCTTCGGGGACAGAGATACTGCTGGCTCAGTCTGCTATTGATATAACATCAAATATTCAGGTCACTGCGTATGAAATTTTGAAGGCAACCTCTCAGATTTCAATAAGTTCAAACGCAACAATAAATGCAACTACGGTTAAGTTTGCATCAGCAAGCCTCTCTGGATCAGTAAATCTAAGCACATCTGGCAGGATTGCTCTTGCAACAATTAAAATTATTCTCTTGCAAAATACAAATGTCAGCGCTAAGTTTGTCAAGTTTAGCTCTGTAACTGGTGTTGATAGTAGCTCAATAAGAACATTGTTATTGCTTGATGGCAAACCATTAACAAATCAAAATAGAACTTTGAATATATCATCCATGCCTGTGTTTATTGAGAATAGAAACTGGGCTGGTAACAGCTCAAGGTATTATAAAAATCAAACATCTGCGGATAAAAAATCATTTAGTATAAATTGGTCTTTTATTCCGAACTTTAGGGAAAATACTGTTGATGAAAGACACTCAAGAGATTATATTAGAAAACTATCATTAGACCCAGATATTCATGAGTTAAGAATAATTAATCAAGATTCTGATGGTGTAACGCCGTATACAGAAACTATCTATAATGTGTTTATTAAAGACTTTTCTGAAAATTTAATTAGAAGAGATATGGTGGATAATGTATACTATTTTGATTGCTCTATTTCGCTAGAGGAGGCATAATGATAACAACTGACATTTATGGCAAGACTTTATCTACCTCTTTTGAAACAGCCTCAACCTCATCAGCTCAGAGGGTAAAGCCAAAAATTGTTATTCAATGGCTGGATAGTAGACATCTTGACAATCTTACAGTCACTACAAATGATGACCATGCAAACTCTTCATACCCAAATATTGGGTTTTATTTTGATAAAACTCAGGCATTTAATGGAATAGAAAGACAATCTTTTACATGGGCTATTGCTGGGGCGAAAGATAAAAATGGTAAGGTTATTACAGCAGATGGTAGTTATCATGCAATGCCATCATTGACTGGGAGTGATTTAAGCAATACCCAGCTCGGAAGCTCTCTGGAGTTTGGGTGGTGGTCAAATAGTGTTAGCAACTCAAACACCCATGCTACTTATAGCGGGTATGGGTTCTCAACAGAGCCATATATCCAGGCTGTGTTTACAGAAAGAAAAGTCAATCGTATCCGCATTGTAACATCTGAATTCTTTGGTGGTATTTCAAACTACCTTGTTCAAGCTTACAATGCTGCGTCAACACTGATATTCTCAGAAGAGGGTGAGATTAGGGATGGTTCATACTATCAAGATCATCTTCTGACAACGCAAACATCTCAAAATATTGCAAGAATAAGAGTAACTGTTCACACAACAAAGAACCCTCAAGATAGAGCAAGAATTCAAGAAGTGATTCCTGTCTATGAAACAGATATTACAGATTATGTGATTGATTATGAATTTTCTAGAACGAGAGATATCCATCAAAGCAGTTTGCCAATTGGTGGTTCTGAGACTGCTAAAGCAAGTATTAATTTAGACAATACAGAAAAGAATTTTAGTATTTTTAATAACGCTTCATTATTTGGTAAATATATGAAGAAAGATTTGAAAGTTGATATTGCTACTGGCTGGAGGGTTAAAAAGGATTTAGACAATCTAAATGCTGAGTATTACTCATCTGTCATCACATCAAATATTTCATCATCATCAACAACGCTATCAATTTTAGACGCTACTGGTTTTCCAGATGGCGGTGCTGGTAACTACTTTACCTTGATAATCGGAAAAGGAACACAGAATGAGGAAATAATTCTTTGCTCTCAAACATCTAATGATAAAACAGTTGTTGTTGAACAAAGAGGTTATGCTGGATCTATTGCAAGAAGCCATGTGTCTGGCACATCTATAACATTTGATTTGTTTGAATATGTCTCTGCTGGAACATACTATGTTGATGAATGGTCGTCAACCTCATCCTCAATGTCAGTATCTGTATCGCTTAATGATTGGTCAAAATACTTGACTGAGAGAACGATCAATACGGGTTTCTTCATGCAAAATGCGTATGTTGGCGATGCTGTAAAAAATCTATTAATGAGATCAAACTTCCCAAGTGCCGATGTTAAGAAGCTAAACAAATACAGCTCTGGAGCAAGAGTTCGTGGAGCGATTACTAACTATTCCTTTAATGAGGAAACAATTGATAGAAGCGGAAATGTCATTATTCCTGGAAGTGGTCTGAGAGCAAGGTTCTGGGGAATGCCTTCTGGTGGTGAACCTAATGTAAAAGATATATTAGCAGATGCGCTGGACAAGCAATTGTCACCACTTGACTTAGCCCTTGGGTTAAAAACATTTGTAAGCCCGAGCTATGTTGCCCTATCAAAAGATATCTCAGACAATGTGACATCGGCAATTGAAATCACAGATTTCTCTTTTACTGGAACAAACGGCACAACATATAGTCAATACTTTAATGGCGTATTTGATGGTTACTACATCCCTAGAACATCTGGCGAGCAGAGACTTGTGGTTTATATTAGATATGGCGGTGTAAGAATATATCTGGATGACACTCTAATACTTAATGAATGGAGAATGAATACAACAACTGGCGGGGCATTGACCAGGTTTCAGTCAGACCTCCTTGATTTAACAGCTGGCTCTCCAAGAAAAATAAGAATTGAATTCTTCCATTCATTTGACGATAATAACGGATCAAGCTTTTCAATCAAGCTCTACAAAGCTGTTGGTATATCTTCTGATGCATTAATCAGTGCTGGTGAGTTTTGCACAGTTGTAGCAACCGACTCTATTGGCTCAAGGAATGCCTCATTTACATCAGAACCTGGTAGAAATGTTAACAGGAATAATGGTGTCTATATAGCCTCACCATCGCTGTCTCAAGCAACTGGTCTAACATCAGAGCCAGATAATAAGTCTGTACTTCTTGCATCTAATTCTTATATTAGAATACCCTATCACTCCTCACTAGATATGACTAATTCAAATTCATATCTCTACACTGGAGACTGGTCTTTTGAGCTGTTCACTAAATTTAATAACGGATCATTCGCCTCAGATGGAGAGTACATAAGTAACTGGTCTAATTCAAACCCTAATACTGGTTTTGAATTTTTCAATAATAGCTCATCTCATGGATTTAAAATAAAAACACTGTCTAATGCATCAGTCGTTACAGAAACGGTGTCTTCAAACACCGCCCTGTCTAACTCATCTTTCCATCATATTACTGTTACATATTCAGACAATACCCTTAAATACTATGTTAACGGTCAGATTGTAGATAGCGAGGTTGTAGAAGGAACACCTATTGCCTGGACAAGCAGAGACATCACAATTGGTGGTCGTGGTGCTTCTTACACTTCTGGGACTGGGGAATCAGCACCGTCTGCATTTAGAGCGTTTACTATTGATGAGTTTGCATTATACAATGTCGCTCTATCTGCTCAAGATATTGCAGAAAGATATAGTGAGTCAAGCATACAACCTTTGACAATGTTCCCATTTCTTTACGGGAATGATGAAACAATCAGATCAATTCTTGACGGTATAACCTTTGCGGATCTTGGTCGTGTATATATAGATGAGCAGAATAAGGCAAGATACGAACATTTCTATCGCTTCTTTGAACCATCAATTTCACAACATGCCAATGTGCAATATACCATTAGCGACTCTTCTAATATTATTGATGCTGACTACACTGTTGCACTACAGTGCAATAAGGTTGTTATACCGATTGCAGGGCTTGCATCAGCCGCTGCTGGAACACAATCTCTATGGAGAGCGCCAGATCCTACAACGCTAAGCTCTGTTGCGCTTACTGCAAATATAAACTCAAGCGCTAACACTATTTATGTATCAACAACCGAGGATCCACCATTCCCAACTTCTGGATATTTAAAAATTGAGAGTGAGATTGTAAAATACAGCTCAAAGACAAGAAACTCCTTTAACAATGTTGAGAGAGGTCAATTCCAGACTACTGCTGCTTCTCATGTTACTAGCGCTAAGGCAAGAGAGGCTAAGTATTACAACCTTAAGTACGACAAAGCGCCAGCTTTTAATATTAGATCGCCTTTCATTACTGGAATTCTATTTGAAGATCCCGATGAGGTTGAGATTGTTAAATTTCTGCCTGGTCCTTATGGAGCTGAGTTAATAATTTCAACATCAAATAGTGTTGCGAGTGGAACAATTATATTTGCTGAAGGGACTAACCCCCTTACAGACAAAGTTGCATTTACATCAATTGCTGGCGTACCAGTTATTATCACTGAGCAGAATACCCAAGTCACTCAGCAATCAGCATTGAACACTGATTCAATTAAAAAGTACGGGCTAAAGGATGTTATTATTGAAAGCCCATTTATTAGTGATGCAGTTCATGCACAAAAATTAGCTGATTTTATAATCTCTAAAACACAGGATTCTGTTCCAATTCTTAATATTAACGCTACGGCTATACCTAAGATTCAACTTGGTGATAGAATAAGAATATCAACAATGAGCTCTTTTGATATAATTAATGCTGACTACTGGGTAATATCCCAGTCACTAAATGTTGGAGATACGCTACAACATCAGCTGACTCTTAGGAAGGTGGTTTAATGACAACAAGTAATTCTATATCTGAAAATGCAATCTCCTTCTACGCCTCTGGTGGTCACGCTCATGACGGGGTTACTTCTTCATTAATTAAAACAAACTCCTATTCTATCTACGATTTCAATCCAAGTTTTATTGGGGATAATCCAGAAAGAAGGAGAGCCCAGGTAAACAACTACAATTCCTTTAGACAATTAGTTGTTAATACGATTAACTCCACTGTTCTTGAGCCAGCAGGCATAGTTCTTCAGGATAATATTATCAATAGCAGAAATATAATTTCTGGTTCAATCACAGCTACTGAAATCGCTGCCAACACGATCACTGCAGATAATATTGCTGCGGGAACGATCACGGCAAACAACATTGCCGCCAATACAATTACAGCAAACAATATTGCTACTGGAGCCATTACTGCAGATGAATTATCTGCAAACCTTGTCCTTGTTAATAATGTGATTAGGAGTAATAATTTTGATGGAACAGTTGCTGCCAATGGTGTAATTACAGTTCAGGGAACATCTGGCTGGGCTATAACAAGCGCTGGCAGCGCTGTATTTGATTCAACAGCAATAAGAGGAACGCTCACAGCATCTGCTGTAAGCACCCCAGGTGTTGACATCTATGCTAATGGAACATTATCTGCTAATAGCTACACGCTCTATGGAAATGGTGCAATCGCTACATCAAGTGGTAATTTTAGCGTTGATGCATCTGGCAATCTTACAGCAACTAATGCAAATATCACTGGAGAAATAAACGCAACATCTGGAAGTATTAGTGGTAATTTATTAGTAGGTGGAACTATTACATCAACTGATATATCTGGAGT